TGTATAAATATTTTTCCAGGTTGAAGTTTAGGATTATGTTTTAAGATAATGTACATATAGATACTTAACTGTAAAGCATAGTGATTAAAGTTGCAATCATCCAAATGTTCTACTGGTGGTAACATCTTTTCAGACATTCCTTCCCAGTTCTTGAATGATTCTGTTTTAATCTCTTTATTAGTTTTGTAGTCAATAATATTTACTCTACTATTGACTACTTCAACTAAATCTGATTGGCCACATAAGCCTGCTGACTTAAGATAGACCATATGTTCTGGGTACACGCCTGGATCAAGCTTTTGCACAGGTGCAATCTTTAAACCATTTGGTTGTTCATAGGGTTTAAAAATAGGAACTGTTACTCCTTCTCTTTCAATAGATGCAAGTGAGCATAAATCAGATTCTCTTTGGTTATGATAGAATGTACCTAGTGTTGTAGCTCTGTTAGCTTCATTATCCCAAATCTGAATAATTGTTTTAGGATCTACACCATACCATTTAGACTTCTTATTCTTACTAACTCTCTCAGCTACCTTCTTAGCATCAAAAGGTTTCTTAAGACTAGACAGTAGAGTAGTGACACTAACCCATTTGATTTCATCATTGGGATCTACACTCTTGTAGCTGTGATCATCTGCATTAAATACTATGCTCATAGTTCATCTAGTTTATCTTCCTCTTCTTCTGTAGCAATTGCTTGCCATTTACCAAGAGGACATTCTGAAGAAAGAGATCTTGTTTTAAATTGAAGGGAACATCCACACTCAGCACAACAGGGTTGAGTACCTTTTACAGCACATTCTTTTCCTTTATTATCTATGTGTTCACATTCATCACAAATGTCATATCTCATTCTTGCAATGTCTTCTACTAACTCATCTCTAATAATTGAGTTTTTTACACCTTCTAGAATTCCTTTTCTATTCTCCCAGATTGCTTTTAGTGCTGCTTTCATCTTTATATTTTACTCTTAGTTGTTTTTGTTCTGTCAATTCTTTATCTAAAATGATTAGTTTATCTAAAGTCTCTTCATAGTTTTTCTTACTAAAATATGCTTTGAATGTAGATACATCATGTGTCTTAAGAATAGCAGTGATACTTACAATATCTTTTTTTACTTTTTGAGGTTTTGCAAAAAAATGTCCTAGTCCAGTTACATTCAATCTAGCATGGTTTAATTCTGACATACAAGTTCTAACCTCTTTATAATAATGTTCTATTATGTTCTCTACAAGTGTTTCACTTATATTTAAATCTTCTGAAACTGTTTTATATAATTTACTGGACTTCCGTGGATTCATTCCCTAAGATTTTATAATCAAGTAATACTGTACCTTCAGTTTGAATTTTTAAACTTGGATTAATAGATATTATCTTTTTATTGTCTGGGTTTTTAACCACAATACCATTTTTTTCTGCTTTATTAATACAGTTTCTAACAGTTTGTGGTGATTTAAAAATCCATTCCTCTTCTGAAGAGGCCTCATAACAAAATTCAGTAAGTTCAATTGGTTCATTAAGACTTAGTAAAGTAAGACAGTTTAAATCAGAATCACTCATGGTAATTCTATTAATGTAACAATGCACTAGTATCTGGAACTTTACTACATCCCATTTAGGCATTTTTACACGTTTCTGTACTTGATTTACTAAAGCCATGACTATCCTTTTCTGAGCTTCCTTTTACCTTGTTCAGGAATATTAGGTTCATTGTCAATATCAAAATCAGATCCTTCTGATTCTTGTTCTTGTTGAGCTTGCATCATCATTGCCCACTGCATCTGAATAGTATTTCTCTTGTACCTTGCTTCATCAATCTTCATAAGATATTCTTCATACTTAAGTTGAGCTTCTAAGTATGGAATAGACTCAGTATAGAATTGAAGCATTTGTTCTTTTTGAGCAGCTAGTTCTTCAGCTGTAAATTCTCTTTCTTGTTGGTTTTCCATGATATTTAATTTATTTGGTTTACAACAAATATACAAAATAAGTTTAAATGTATATTGTTTAAATAAAAAATCCAGATACTATAAGTACCTGGATTTCTATATGTTAGTTAAAATTAGTTCCAGCAGCCTGCGCCACCACATTTAGATTTCTTAAATGTTGGGGTATGACTTGGATTTTTCATACTATTAACTGTATTTCTAACAGCTCTTTTAACTTTTCGCCATCCTCTTTTAAGATCATCACCTAAATCAGCTGATTGAGATGTACCTCCCATCTCATAACTTTTCATAGAACGGATCATTTGATTTTTACCAGCTGATCCACCTTTTGCATACATTGACTTACAATGTGCTAGTGCATCTGTTGTTCCTTTAAGTCCTTTTGAATTTTTCATTTTATCTATTTTTAATAGTAAGATTTAAGATTGTTAAAAGGTAAAAGTCTCTAGACACATCTATCTCAATAGATAAGATATCAATGAATGAGAATCTTACTTTAATAGCTAACTTATCCCATTGTTTGGTATAAGTATTCCAACCATTTCTGAACTTCATACGTACTTATTTATATGGAACATACGTAGTTTTTCCACCAGCTGCTCTTTTAGCTTTTAGGATTTGCTTACGTTGCTTACCAGATGAATCATAAGATACATGTACCCAATCAGGATTAGTATCTGTACCAAATTCCCAGATAAGTTGATCAAAGTTTAGATTGTCTTTAATATAGTTAAAGATTTCAGCATTAGTTACTGTTGTACCATCCATGTCAATATCAATAGCTTCACCTTGACAATGCTGTGAAGATAATGAGCCACCAATAGCTGTATTTAACTCTTTGCTGCGGTATCCTGAACTAATACGGATAGGAACACCAAAATGGTCACGGATTGGTTGAAATACTTTCTCAGCCAATAATTTAAAGTTCTCAATGTGCTCAGGTGTAGGCATATTAGAGATACCTCTTCTTTTTGCAGTTTCACTTCTTGTTACTTCTGACAATGCTAGATTTTTACTTAGTTGCATTTTTATTTATTTTATATGGTTAATCTATTACTTCTTCTGAAGTCTCTTCTTCTTTTTTAACTTTTTCCTTAAGCTTAAGTATTCTTCCTGCAGTTGTAATACCAAATGCACCTAAGGTAAGCAACATGAATCCATCAAAGATAAATTCTTTAATGATAAGTTCATTACCAATGATGCCGGTAATTACATCTACAAATAGAACAAATACCATTGCAAAGAATGATATAACTCCTACAAATGCTTGCTCATTAATTTGATTATCATCTGAGATTAATTCTCTAAAAAACTTTTTCATAGTTTAAAAATATTTAGTTTAGGTCTTTTTGGTTTTACAATGTCAGTGTGCCAACCAAGGGGCGGTTCTTTTTGTTTATTATCATCTGGACATTCTTCTGTTCTTTTATAGAATAAAAGATCTCCAGTAAAATCATCTTTTCTTACAATATAGTCTGATAAGTCTACGGCTACTATTTCATCATTAATGTATGAATAATACACCCAGGACCCTTCTTTTGCTCTTTCTAATAACCAACCCCGGATTGTATCTAACTTATCTTCTCTAATAATTTGAGTCTCTATGATTGTTTTATATTCTGTATATCTAGAGGTATAGAAGATTAACATAGTATCTCTTAATGAGATAATAGAATCTTTTACTTTTGTTTCTTGCTTAAACTGTGCAATCTTAGCTCTCTGACTATCAAAGATTGCATTAATGGTATCTGCTTGAGCTTTTGTAAGGATAACTACAGAGTCTCCATCAATCACCGTCTGAAGTGGGTAGCGTGATTGGCTGAAACTCAAACTGCTTACCAGTAGACTGCTTGCGAACAATATCCTTTTCATTTGCTAATTCTTTTTTAAGATCTTTTACAACAGATCTAGTACTATCTAGATCTCCTATAACTTCAGAAACCATTTCTTGCAGATTCTCTTTATCTTCTATTAAGTCTTCTTTTTCAGCTTCTAGTTTATTTACACTATTTGTTAACTGCTTATTTGCTGTAGTAAGTTTCTTATTCTCACCTGTTAGTTGTACATTGTCTTCTACAACTACCACATGTTCATGTCCACTTGAAAAGATTTGTATACAAACAAGAGCAACAAATCCAAGTCCAACTATAAGAAGTTTCTTTTTCATTTTTTACCAAATAGCATCAATACAGTTTCTTTTAGACTCTTTGAGCTTTCAGTGCTTTCTTCTAGTTTCTTTTCTAGTTCATCTCTATAATCACCTTCTAGCTCTTCTACTTTTGCTTTCAAGTCTTCTTCACTTTTAAGAAGTTTATTTAAAAACATCCAGCATAGATAACCCAGTGCTAATACAGCAAAGCCTAATACTCCATACTGTGTTAATACTTCAAAGGGACCAAATGACATTACTTCTTAGTTTTTCTTTTTACTACTTTTTTTTCTGCTACCTCTTCTTTGAGCTTTTTATTTTCATCAAGATATCTCTTGATAAATAACCAAGCAACATATCCAAGAGCAAGCACTGCTAATCCAAGCGGACCATAGTCTGCTAATTGTGCAAATACACCAAAGTCTGGTGCTGTTGTTTCTACTGCTGTTGTATCCATTATCTTTGTAATATTAATTGTTTAACTGCATCAGATAGCTCACCTACAGTTCTTGCTAGGTTCTTAATTTCTAACTGAGTTTGTTCTTGAATTGCTTGATACTTAAGTCTTGATTCTTGTTCTACCAATTCAATCTTTCCTTTTAGTTTTCCTAAACTTTCTGTATTGTTTCTAACATCAGCATGAATCATTCTTAGAAAATATCCAAGAACTCCCGTTACTACTATTAAACCCCATTGTACTAGTTGTGCTATTTCCATCATTTTATAATTAATCC